AATAAACGCTTGCTCAACCAATCCAGCACTTAATTTCCCTTGACTCATCGCTTTTAGAAGCTCATTACCATACAAACCTGTCAACTCTGACAATTCATCAGTTACGTTAATTCCTCTTTCTTGGAACTGTAAAAAGTTCTTCCATTGTCATTCTTCCTTTAGCTTGAATCTTTCCATAAACAGCTACAACTTCNCCTAATGGNTTTCCAACAGCNCCAGCNACATCAGATAATTGCTTTGTAACACTAACTAATTTTTCTGTATCAACTCCAAATGCTTTTAATCGTTTACCTGATTCAATTAGTTCTGTACTTGTGAAAGGAGTAACAGCACCAAAAGCTTGCAACTCACCAATAATTTGATTTGTTTTAGCTAGCGATCCTGTTAGAACTTCAAGGCTTTTTTTCTGACTTTCCAATTCAGCAGTTTTAAAAAAAACAAAACGTGCTGTTTGAATTACAGCTAATCCTACTAATAAATTTTTAACTGCAGCACCTAGTTTTCTCACACCTTTACTAGCTGTTGCTGATTGTCTACCAAATTTTTGAATCTTATTACCAGCAGCATTAGAACGATTTTTTACGTCTCGAAATCTATTGGATAATTCATTTGTTCTTGCCTGCAACCTCTTTGCAGATCTTTCCGCTTGCCCTGTAAGTAATTCAAGTTTTACTGAAGCAAGAGCCACGAGTTCCTTTCGTTATGCCTAGATCTTAGCTGTATTTGCTCCTTCTTATACTTTTTTCCTGTTCCTCGTTTAAAAGATCAAAATAAGCCGACCAAATAAACAACTCTTCTTGTGTAATTTTTTTATTTAATTCTTGCAAGGTGTAACCCAACTCTTTTGCTACACCTAATTGAAGCTGTAAAAAATTATCTTTTTTAAGAGCTTCTTTTATTCTTTTGGGTCAAGATCATCCTCTTCTTCTGTTGTTGGCAACATTGCAAGCATTAAACGATCCATATTTTCTGCACTAACTTCATGCTTTAACTCATCAATTTGACCAGCTTGAAACATTCTCTGACCATTTTCATGGGCAGCTTTACGCACAAATAAACGAATAGCAAAAGCATTAGCATCATCTTTTGTTCCTTTCATTGCTTGCTCCCTTTCAGCCATTGTCATAGGAGCACACCAAAACTCAAACTCTGTACCGTCTGTTAGTTTTACGACCTTTTTTTCAGCAGTTAAATTAGATGCTTTTTTTAGCCGATCTAACGGATTAAGCTTTGTCTTAGCTGTAGCCATAAAGGGTAATTCTGTTTGCTTTATAACTGTACGCATTAAAAAACCCCCAAGCAACAAGGCTAAGGGGTATAAACCGACTATGAAGTGGTACTAAAGTCGAAACTTGGTACGTTGTTAGGTCTAAAATTAACCTCAACCATCTGTGCATCATCTGGATTAACAGAAAAACTTGCAGAAAGTAAAACAGCATTCATAGCAATACTGCGACTTAATGCTTCTGTTCCTTGTTTGTCTTGATAAAGCTTAAATGCTGCTCCGTCTTGTTGACGCTGAATAACATCCTCAATTAAACGATTAGCCAAAGTTGAGTCTTCATCAGTCACATAAACGCTTGCTGAACCAGTACCGTCAGCAAATCCTGATATATATGTTTTGAACGGTGCGTATTGACCAACTGATTGACCAATCGTTGTTACATCAATTTCACTTCGGGTTACTTCAAAAGACCAATTCTGAACTTGCCCAACAGAAGCGTAATCGTTGTAATACACCTCAAACTTATTTGGAGCTGCGGCTGTTCCAACGTCAGTTAGGTTTACAGCAGAACCACCAGAAGAAGCCGAAACAATTAATGCTCCTGTTGCTGCGGTATAGGTATTAACGTAATAAGTTGTACCAGCAGTTAATCCAGCAGGTAAAGTTCCTGTCCCTGATCCTCCTGTAGAAGAATCAATAACTTGAAACTTAACTGGATCATTAACTTTGAGATTTAAATAGGTCTGAACAACAATAGTTTCAGTTCCTATCGTGACATTAGAGGGTCCGAATGTTCCTGTAGTACCAGCAGGTTTGTAGTACAAGGCTCCAGACGTACCTGATAAAACAGTAACAGCCATTGGATTTAGTCTAAGTATGCGTCAAATGTAGCTGAGAATTGCGTTTGAAAGAACGCTTCTTGCTCTGCTGGTCTTATTGTAGCTAATCCAGAACAAGGATCAAAAATAAGACTACTAAACTTTGCTCTGTCAAACTTATCTTTTACTCTTTCACCAATGGTGTAATTAGCTCCAGCACCAACTCCAGCAGGTGTAAAAATATCAATAGTTAAAGTTCCTGTTTGCCTGTTAAATGATTTGCCAGTAGCAGGTGCTTCTAAAGTTGCATAATTATTATTCCCAAAGATTAACGAGACAGCAACCCAAGGAGTGTTATTTGGTGGAGTGAAAGGTGCATTTGAATAACTAACAGGATAAGCAGGATTTAGTGCCATCTCTGTAGCAATGCGGCCTTCTATAGCTGCCCTGACATCATTAAATGTACTGCTCATGAGGTTTTACCAATTCTCATTGCATTGACTCTAATCATTCCTTGAATATCTTTAGCAACTTGAATAGGAATATAATTTTTCTGATATTTATTTTCAGCACTTCTCCATCTACCTTTCCAAGATTTCGGCATATTATTTCCTGTTAATACTGGTTCGGCATAGGGCAAATTAGTGTGAATAGAATAATTTTTTCCTATTCTTTCCAACGCATAACCAATTCTGTCTATAGGTGGTGAAGCAAAAGAAACAGGTCCTATTCCATATCCTCCACTTGCTGTGTTTTCTCCAACTTGCCAACTGTTTACAAGTCTCCCTGTATCTCTAGGAGTTGCTAGTTTTACCATTTTATCTGCTTCAATTACAGCCGTTCGGATTAATTTATTGCATTGGTTTTCTATATATTCATCTATTTGATCAAATCTAATTTGTATCGTTGCCATTAGCTTCTAAGGATCAATTCATAACTAATAGCAGTATTACCTTGTTCTGTTGTCTCAATCCTAATAATTTGATGAACTGTAGAACTAATAACAACTCGATCTGAAACCGTTGGAGTGTAACTTAAATCAGATGCAGCAATTGTTAACCGTTTATCAGTTGCTTTTATTAACTCTCCTACTTCTCTTTTAGAAACACCTTCAACAAAACCTTTAACAGTTGTNTCTGCNGTTGTCTCTCCCATAGCACCTGTAGTGGTGTTATAAGCACTTCCTGTAACTTTACGAATCGTAACATTACCACCTACAGCCTTAAGGACTTTGCTTGCTGCTTTTCTAAAGCCTTTAGGTTTTACTGGCATTAGATCCTATAAGCAATAACTGATCCTGCACTTGTTTGAGTAATGCTGGTAAAAACTCCTTCAATTTCTGTGCTTGCTTTTAGATCAATTCCAGAAACAGTGGCAGAACCATTCTTAGTGACATTAGGAGAAACCAAAGTAACAGTCGAATCTGTTAAGCAAGTAATTTTCCCAAACCTCCCTGTATGGGCGTTTGTATCTGTGATGATGAGTGCAGCAGGATAAGACATTCCCATTAGCTTCGTTTTACAGCGATGTTGCCAGGTCCACTAATTCTAATGCCTGTGAAGTATCTTTCAAACATTGGTGGTACACGATCAGCACCAACAGCACCGTAAGAATTAGGAGTTGCATCCAAAGATCCAACCTTGTATGTTTTTATAATCTTCTAATCCACTAAGCCCAAGACCATCTTTATTGTTGTTCAAGTAAGCAGCTAAAACGGCTTGTGCTTTCTTTAATTGGTCTGGTATTTCTGTGTACTGTAAAATAATCAGTTGTAAATACGAAAAGGAAAACCAGTTGCATAAGTATTGATATAAGTATCTGGCTTCCTTACTCCAGTTCTAGGCCATTGCATTGCTTGTGTATCTGTGGCTCTAGCACCCAAAAATCTTTCACGATCAATCCTTTGTGCTGCTGTATATAAAGCACGATTTCTATAGTCGTCACTTGTTGATCCAGCTTCCCAAGCAATTACATCATCATCAGCAACTAAACCTTCGATCAGTTCATTTTGCTTCTGCTAAAGAGATGTAGCTGTTTTGCGTTAGCTGCTCCCGCCGTGTGATGAATTGTTATTGCCATCAGTAGTTACTTTAGGTTTTACGCTTACGTTTTTGTTTTTGGCTTAGGAGCTTCAACAGGAATAGAGGCCACCTGTGCGGCAGCCTCCCTTTCCTTCATTCGCCTAAATGCGAACATTCCCATTAGCTAGATGCACCCTTTAAGAGTACAAAGTTAAGGACAATTGCTTGGCTTAAAGAACCGCCAGAAAGATTTCCAACAGTAACTTTAAAAGAACCAGCAGCAACAGCCGAAACGACTAACCAATAAGCACCAGCAGTTCCAGCAGAACCATGATTGACAACTACAACATCAGTTGCAGCTACACGATCATTGTTGACTTGGAATGTAACTTCTGCTGCATCAGCTAGAGCAGCATTGTTCATGGTGATCTGTCCTGACTCTGTATTTAGAGTGACAGCAGTTGACTTGTTAGTTGCCTGAGTAACAGTTCCACCAGTTGTAGGACCAGCAGCTTTACCAGCAGTTACTTCGAATTTAGATGGCATTAGTTTTTACCTCTAATCCTGAGCAGAAACATTGGTCGCTCTCACGATTCCAATATTCTTTGTTTCGTAAACCTTCGACCAGTTGGCTACGGTTTCAAGTTGAGCACGAGTTGGGTTTGTTGTTGTAACAGCCCACTTAGTACCAACAGGATGATATGTATAATGGAGATCAACAGCCATTGCATCAGATTTTGCAAGGATGTCTCTGTCTGTCTCAGTACTCAAACCTGCTTGCTCACCAGAAGCGATTGCTCCAGCAGTAAAGAAGTAAGTTGAATACTCAGTAGAAGCACCTGAACCAGTTGTCGCTACATCATCAGAAACGATAACTCTTAAACCGCAATAGGTAGGAACAGAACCATTGCTACCGTAAGCAGAAACGATTGAACCACCAGAAGCGGTTGCACCAGCATTGGTGTCACCAGCTACAACATAGTCCACAAGCTTACGCTCAACTAAGTCGTAATAAACCTTTGAGTGTATGCAAACAGCAGAAAGCTGATCACCTGCATCTCCAAGAATTGACTTGGCTTTAGCTACATGCTTAGGACTTAATCCTGTAGGAGTATCGCCACTCTCTGAATCAATACAGTTAGCAAATAAAGCAGAGTTGCTGTCATTTGCATTGATTGAACCAAATACACCAGACAATGCTGAAAGCAAGTCTTTCTGTCTTTGGTTAGCAATGTAAGCACCAACTTTTGCACCAATAGCAGCCATTGGATCAGAGCCAGCAGCTAAAGCAGCTAAGTCTCTTGCTTCCCATGCACGACCTCTATGAAGGATCACAGAAATCTGCTTGTCAGCTTGAATCTTGCCAGGTGTTAAAGAAGTGCTATCACTTAATACTTCAAAATCTCCTGAAAGATTTGCTTTCCAAAATGGAACATTGACGAAATCACCACCTTCAGTTGCATTAAGCTCAGCCATTGGTTGAACCACACCGCTAGCCAAAAAGGCATCACGCTGAGTTGTCTGCTCAATCAAGTACGGCGTAAAGACCTCAGGAATGATTACGTCCGACCTTACGGTGGCCATAAAAATTACCAGAAATTAGTTTTACGATGTGGGTCACAAACCCTTACGGCTCAGCACAGCCTTGCCTTATGACAATATATTAGCGTGCAACTGAATTTTTCAAGCGATCATATAAATCTTTGTCAGTTCTATATAGCCTCATCTGTTCTGTAATATTGAAACTTTCAGCAGCAAATGGGTTTTTAGTTCCAGCAGGAATATCCCCTCCACTTGATCTACTTGCAGAAGCACCACCGCCTTTAGGCTTTGGTTGTTTCAAAATATAATCAGGAAGTTTACCTTTAGCCCAATCAGAAACAGGAGTTCTTTCATATCCATCAACAACGACAGGAACACCGTTATCAACTTCTATTTTGTCTTTTGGTAAGAAGTTATTTAAGACAAGATTAGGATCATGGACGATTTCAGCTAAAGCTTGAACAGCAGGTGAAACTAATTCCAATTCACGAACTTTAGCTTCAAGTTCTGCAATCTTCTTTTCTTTTTCAGAAGACCTTTCTCGATATTGTTCTTCTAGTTTTGTTCGAGCTTCTGTGTACTTACCTTGCTTTTCAAGTTCAGCTTGCTCAGCATTGTTTTTAAAATCAATCAAAGATTGAACATCAACATCAGCAGGAACAGCTTTAGACTTTTCCTTTGCTTTCTTGTATTCGTCTAATAGCTCTGCGTTTTTTTTACGCATTGCATCTAGTTCGGCTTTTAGATTCTCTTTTTCGGAATCAACAGCTTGCTCCACAGGAGCAGTTGTTTCGTCAGGCATAAAAACCCACAGGGTTATTTAGGTGATCTAACAATAACAACTTTTTGGCATAATTACCATTTAACTTTGTCAGCCCAATAAGCAGCACTTGTTTTACCTTTTGCAATGTTCTTTGCATGTCTCGCTTTAAAACTTTTTCTTTTTGCTTTGTCTGCTTCTGATTCGTTTTTTCTAGGTGGTTTTGTTTTTGCTCCTTGCATACCAAATCGTATTAATTTATATCCTTCACCTTTTTTAATTACAACTGCATGAGATTTACCACTTTTATGGCTTGGTGTTCTGATGGGCTTGTCAACACGTTCAAACGTATGACCACCTTTTTTTATACTCATTTCTTTTTACCTCCTTTTTTTTTCTTTTTTTTATAAATAGATGCTGGCATACAAAAAAAGCAACTAAACTCTACCGTAGCGTCTTTGCAATTGACTTAGTGTAAGTTCACTTCCATCATCTCTAATCATTTTTTGTAACGCTGCTTGAGGACCACCATTCTTAGATATTTTATTAAAATATTTAACACGNCTNNNNCTACCAAAAACATCTAATTGAGCAGCTTTACCAGCAGGNGTATCTTTNAACCATTGNCCNTAAGTCATATTNGAAGGAACCATNCCGCCTGATGCTGANCTTNTNCCTACTCTTGGTGGTTCAAANTCATAGCCTTGTTTTTTTAATCCTTCATAATCAACAACAGCAACAGTAGT